ATGAAAATTCATGTTTGAGTATAATCTCAGAAACTATATTTGATTGTGTTCCTACTGGATATGAGTGGATAACTGAGAAAACGTGGAGAACCATTGCAAATCGACACCCGTTTGTTATGGCATCATCGCCGGGTACGTTGGCAAAATTAAAATCATTTGGATTTAGGACCTTTGAGAACTACATGATAGAACCAGATTACGATCAGATTGTCGATGACTGGGCGAGATTACAAGCGATAGCCGATAATGTTAAATATTTTATGAACACATTTCAACAAAATATTGATAAAATTACACTGGATGTAGAACATAATTTTCAATTGTTTAACCAGTTAGCTCGTGCTGAAATATCTAAATTACAGAATTTTTTGAATAATAATTACTCAGAAGAAGACACTATAGATGTAATTAAAGCATTACATTGGGAACCTACTATGGTACTCAGTGCAGAAATGAAAACGCTCTTAGCGTCACAGTGATCGTAACCAGGTTAGTAGTTACTAACATACAGGTTGACACCACGTCATAATGATGTTATACTAATGCTGTAGTAACAATTTATCAACCAATCCCGCATTGTGTCGGGTAACGAAGGAAAAAGTAAAATGGCCGCAAAACGCCTTGTCCGTAAATTTACGGAAGTTGTCGCAGAAGTAGAATCACAGCTCAAAGCACATTACGAAGTCACAGAAAAAGATCTGGCGGCTTGGCGAGCCCGTGCAAAAGCTCTAGTCCATACATTCCCACATAGTACCATGATTACCATAGAAGATCTTTGGATCGACTATGAAGTCCAACGTGATGTTATTCACAAACACGTGATCAACATTATGAAAAAATGGGATCCACGTATTTGCAGCCCAGGGTCGGCTTGTCGTATTAGCGGTAGCAATATCTATTTGTATGATGCACAACATCGTACATTGGCCGCGGCCATCCTTGGCTATACAGAAATTCCTTGTGCTGTGGTAGAAACTGATGACCCAAACTTTGCTTCGTATGCGTTTGAAATGTTAAACGACACTGGAGTCAAGCGTCTTAATCCCGGCGACTTGCATCGTAATGCTTTGGTGCGTTACAAAAATGGCAGTCGTGATATCAAGAACGTTCGTGCCAGAACCATGCAAGATCAATTTGACAACAACGGTATTGACCTGCAAGACAAAGGTAGTCGTGCCAGTGATAACCTACGTGGTGACAACGACTACTTCTTTAGTCACTTTAAGTATGCACAAAAAGGCATTGAGCTAGACGAGACTGGTCGGATCTTGAGTCAGATACTTGCGGCTGTCAAATCTGTTTATCCATTACAAGAAGAAATTGATCAAGGTGTTTTTATTGGCCTCTATGAATTGCAACGACTGGCTGGCACTGCTGGCACAGTTCAGTTGCCCGCAGACTGGATGAAAACACTATTGGAATCTTGTAGGCAGACGTTTAGAAGCAGTCACTTGATGCATGCCAAAGCAAAGATTCAATGGGAGCACAGTCACCCTGGTGCAGGTTGGGTTGCTCCAACTGCCATGAGTAACTTCATGCGTGAACTGCACCTACGCAACGGTGGCACATTGAACTTGCCATTCCATGGTGCTGGCGCCAAGGTTGGTATCGAAGATGGTAATACGGCTCCTGGCCTGTTTCCTGAGGAGAATTAAAATGAACGAGCAAAAATTTATTGAGTTGTTAAACAACAAAGAAAAGTTAATGTCGTTGGTGCCTACACATCCGTATGACGAAAATTATAAAGTCATGTTTGAAAAAGTTCCAGCTTGGTATCAGGTTGTGATGGGATTAAGTGAAAATTTATCAAATTCTAAAAAAAGAGCAAAAAAATTCAAATGGAACTGCAATTTGGATTTGCCTTATCTGGCTGAATTATGGATCTCTCAAAATGGAAAATGTTCATTAACTGGCCAATGGTTGGATCATGTCAGCGGCACTCCAGAATATAAAAATCCATATCGTGCTAGTATCGATCGCATTGACAACACCAGAGGATATGTTAAGGGGAACGTAAGACTGTTAACACACTGGGCCAACAATGCTAAAAGCACTTGGTCTGACTCAATCTTTGAAACTTTTGTTAAAACGTCTAACCAGGTACTAACGGAAAATGCTTAAAGAATCCTTGGACCAATTCACAGCACCGGTTTATGGCAAGACTCAACGTAGTCCAGAAACATATCGCACAGTAGCCGCTCGTTGCCGTAGAAATCTCACTAGGTTAGTAGAAGAGTATCACAGCGTGGAAAATAACCAGCAAGAGCTACGAGAAATACGCAACGACATTGATGATAATCTACGTAGATATCACGAATACTGTATTCAACAACGTGATGGTATGAAAGCACACTATCACGAAATTGGTGCCGACGAAGACTGTGACTTTGAACACTTGATACCGGCGGCTCGTATTAGAGACCTATTATTAGCCGACTGTATCACTGTGGATCAAGCTCTCAATGCTCCTACTGTAGTTTTAAGTCGTGCCAAACATATGGCACTGAAAGATGCTGGATGGGCCAGCAAGACTCCAGACATGTGGTTGCCGTTTCGTCGATACACTAATGTATTTGAGGCCACGTATCAAACACACGACGGAACAGCAGTGGATCCAACTACTTGGACCTTGGAACGACATTTTGATTACTTTAAACACTTGGTGATTTAACGTGGAAGTTCAAAGCCATGGTGTTGTATTTGAGGACAGTGTGGTCAGATCTATCACTGGCCTGAGCAAAGCCGAATATCAAACCAAGTTAACTCATGCCTACTTTGCCACTATGGATGTGGTTAAAGGTGTTGAGAGTGATGTTAATTACAGTATCAAAGTCAGCAAAGGCCGAGACATTGGCTGTGCCAACATCCTTAGATTCATTGACCATTGTCGAGACACAGAATTCACCATGGTGGTTGGTGTGTGGCAACAAATATCGCCCACAGTCAAACGCTATACCTGCATTTACGAATTTGACGTCACGCCGGCTCATTACAATCTGATATGGTCCAATGTGACCAAAGAAGTGTTAGAACAGTTTACGGAGTATGTCAAGAGTGTGCCGCACGGCCCAGAAGGACAACGAGCACATCGAAAACTTTGGAAACAACGACGTAGAGAAATTTACGAGACCTACGGACAAGGACTTTGTCAAATTGATGCCAAGATTGACAGTAAACGACAACGCAGGGTTCAAGGTCGTTTTAGGATCAAAGATCTGATTGCGGCTGAAGCAATCACACATCGTAAATATGAAACCGAATACCGAGGCATACAACTTCCGTATGAACAAGACAGTGGACCAAGACAGTTTGATTGATCAATACTACCAACAACTATGTAACGAGTGGAAATATACACCCACCGCTGATGTCTGCACAGGGTATGAATCCGTGTTACCACAACTTCGAGCATTGGGCAAAGATGTATGGACCAAGGCCGACAACGCTGGCAAAGAATCTATCCAACAAGAAGTATTTGATATCTATCGCAGTGTAGGCATAGTTCCTATTACCTACTACAGTCTAGATGGGTGCAGGGCTCAGGTCAATGACTTGGCAACCAAAACCAAATCAGTTAGAAACAGTCAACTGGGTGTGGGCAACAACGAAGGCTTGGCCTTTGGTCGCTTTTGGTTTCCCAACATACAAGATGCCAAGTGGAACGACAATGACACCGTCAGTATCCGTGCTAGATTCAATCACGACAACAAACTCAAGCGAGCTATTAAACTGGCCTATGTGCATAGAGACGAAGGTGAAGATACAGTTATACCCAAGAACATACGCAGAGCATTGGAGTTGGTCAATGGTGGCACTATACAAAATTTCAAGCCAATGAATGCTCGTGCTGTATGGGAACATATCTGTCCGGTGTTCCGTGGTAACTTGTTGGACTTTAGTTCGGGATATGGCGGCCGTATGTCGGGTGCGATGACCAGTAACCTACGTTATCACTACACAGGCTTGGATCCCAACACTAGAACCTTTCAAGGACTTGAAGCCCTGGGTGCGTTACTAGACGAACAAGGTCACGGTGCTGGATATCAAATGCATTGTGTGCCCAGTGAAGAATTTGAACCTGAACCTGGTTTTTACGATGCGGCATTCAGTAGCCCGCCCTATTTCAATTTAGAAACCTATACAGATGAACCTACTCAGTGTATGAATCGTTATCGTACCCTGGATGAATGGTTTGATGGCTATGTGACCGACACTGTTGCTATGACCCATCGAGCTTTGGCCACAGACAGTCTGTATGCTGTGAACATTGCTGACTACAAAAACGGCAAGCAAGAGTTTAAAATTGTTGACCGCTGGATCAAGTTGGCTGAATCCATAGGATTTCAACACGTAGAAACTGTAGACATGATTTTAAATGTTCGCCCTGGTGTTGGAAACGGCAAACTTGAGAAGGCTTACAAGTCAGAAGGAATTTACATCTTCCAGAAAAACTAGTATAATTACTTACTTGCAGGAGTTATTATGGGCAATCAAACTGATTATTTTGAACGCATTGGCTACAAGTCAACATACTCAATCGGTGATAGGGTATTTGGACATTGGAACCGGATTCCTTTTGTAGGCACAGTTGGCAACGATCGAGTAGTGGGATTGTCTGGCCCGGAAATAACCATTCATCTGGATTTACCAATCCGATACAATGGCGAAATAAAAAACTTTATTATTGTCAAACACCAAGACATCAAACAAACTTTAAAGGAAATAGTATGAAAACAGTAGGCAACAAACTAGAAAAATTTACAATCACCGGCGTCCGTCCCGGACAACCAGAGGATGCTTTCTTCACCATCACAGAAGAATCATTTGCTGGCAAGTGGAAAGTGATTGTGTATTATCCCAAGGACTTTACCTTTGTATGTCCAACAGAAATCGTAGCATACGACAAGTTGGCCGCAGACTTTGCTGATCGTGATGCAGTATTGCTCACCGGTAGCACAGACAATGAGTTTTGCAAAGTGGCATGGCAAAAGGCACATAGTGATCTACAAAAGATTACACATACACAATTTGCAGACACACAGCGTTGGAATAACGAAACAGGTGAAAACTTGAGCTTGATTGAACAGTTGGGTGTATTCTATGCTCCTGCGGGTGCGGCATTACGTGCCACATTCATTGTTGACCCCAACAATGAAATCCAACACGTCACAGTCAACAACTTGAACGTGGGTCGCTCACCAGAAGAAACTCTGCGTATTCTTGACGCATTGCAAACTGGCGAACTGTGTGCTTGTAACCGCACTGTTGGTGGCGAGACACTGTAATGTTAGAAACTATATGCGATACATTAGTCGAAGCATATAGACGCAACTGGATCACCAGTCGTGATGGCAATGTTAGTATTCGTCATCACGACCGTGATCACTTTTACATCACACCCAGTGGCGTTCGTAAGCAAACCATGCAACCTGATCAGTTCAAGAAGATCAGTATTCACGGACTATTATGGCAGGAAGAGTTCTATTCAGACATCAGTGCCAATCTAAAGCCCAGTGGAGAGATTCCTCTACACTTTGGTTTACAACGAGCAATGGGGCAACACAGCACGGACGTTAGAGTTGTAGTTCACTTGCATCCTACATACTGTGTGGCTGCTATGCATCGTGGTATTGAGTTGAGCAGTCTTGCTAACGACTTTCCAGAACTGAGCCGCTACACCAAGGTAGCACCCAACGTAGGTGATGTTGCTCCAATCAGTCAAGAACTTGCTGACCAGTGCCACAAGAACTTGCAGTTGGACAAAGATGGTAATATTGCATATGACATCGTGGGTATCAAAGGTCATGGCGTTGTAGCAATTGACACCAGCCCGTGGAGAGCGTTTGAACATATAGAGAGGTTGGAACATATATCCCGTATCGTTATCGCTAGTGGAAAATACTAAATATTTTACATTTATGCTCCAAAGGATAAATACTTTGTCCTACTAGGAGCATAGTATGAGAAACAGAGAATATATAAAAATTTATAAACAACATCACGGAGAGATACCTAGAGACTTGCAAGGAAGATCTTACGATATACATCACATTGATGGAGATTATACCAACAATGATATATCCAATTTAGTAGCATTGAGTATAGAAGAACATTATAATCTACACAAAGCACAAAAAGATTGGGGAGCAGTTTGGGCATTAGCAAAAAGATTAGATATCAGCCAACAAGAAAAAAGCGAAGCCGCTAGGAATTCAAATTTGTCTCGTGCTAAAGCAGGAACTCACTGGAGTCAGGTGTCTAGTAAGAACGGAACACATCACTTTAACAACTTAGAATGGCAAAGAAAGATGATGGATAAAAAATTATCCAATGGAACACATTCTGCCCATCAGACTTGGACCTGTGAAAAATGTAATAAGACTGGTAAGCATATGGTTAACTACCGTAGATATCACGGTGATAATTGTGGAGCGGTTAGTGTGTCACAAGGCAGAATCTGGGTGAATAACGGATCTGTTAGCAAGATGATTAGCAAAAATGAATTAGAACAGTTAACGACAGAGGGGTGGATGCCAGGGCGTGGTTCTACTGAACTAACTACTCGGCGAGTAAATGCCAATGGAACCACAGGCCGGGCCAAGCCTTATGTTAGAAAAACAACTAGACCTTATAATAAAAAGGAAAAGAAATGATCGATTATCACGAAGCCGTTAGAGAAATGCACAAGGGCAATGTTGTCAAGTATGTTGGCACAGTCAACGGCAATGTAATGACAGACCGTGGCTGGAGTTGGTGTATGTGCCGAGGTTGTATTTTTCCATACAACGGCGAGCCCATATGGAAACTGGCAGGTCGCATGGTTTATGATCCAGACTTTCGTTATGTGCTGACTGGTGAAACAGTCGATCCAAGATCTTGGAAACCAGAGAAGAACAAAGACCGTAAAGAGATTAAATCAAAGTTAGGTTATTCAAGAATAGGTTTAGGAAATGTATAAAGGAGAACGATAATGAGTTGGGTAGATCAAGTTAAAGAAGCATTACCAGATTATGCTAAAGACACAAAGTTGAATCTGGATGCGGTGATTAAAAGAAGTAGTATTAGTGAAGATATCGCCAACGCCTGTGCCTTATCTGCCGCAATGGCAACAGGTAATGGTAAGTTAGTATCATTCATTAGCAGTAGTTTTACAGAGGATCAGTTTGTATTGAGAGATGCGGCGTTGACAGCAAGTGCGATTATGGCGGCTAACAATGTCTGGTACCCCTATGTTGAAATGGCAGATGATCCTGCATTAAAAGGTTTGCCAGCAGGTTTACGCATGAATGCTATTGCAAGTCACGGTGGAACTACTAAGTCAAACTTTGAAGCATTCAGTTTGGCCGCAAGCATTGTAGGCAAGTGTCATTTCTGTGTTAAGGCACATTACGAAACACTTAAACAAGAAGGCTACACCGTTGAACAACTTCGTGATATTGGACGTATTGCTTCGGTAATGAATTCAGTCGCCAAGGTGTTAAACAGTTAGCATTGGCCGCCTGCTGCGGCCTTTTTACAGCTAAATATTATCATGATAGTTTATATTCATGGCGCCAGTGCTACAGCCGAAAGTTTCACGCACATAAGAGAATATGTTAGAGAGCACACAGAACTGCCAGATGTAGCCTTGGAATACAAAAGCGACAACGGCTTTGAAAAAAATCTCAGCCGCATGATGGGGCAATTAGACGATGCTGAACGATTGTTCTTTGTAAGTCATAGCTTAGGCGGTATATATGCCTTGCATTTGGCCAATTACTATGCTGATCGAGTTGTAGGCGGAGTTAGTTTAAGCACACCCTATGGTGGTTCTGAACAGGCAGATTTTGCCAGATACTTTTTGCCATTTAACCAATTAATGAAAGACGTCAGCACCATGAGCGGGCCTATGATTGAGTCAAGAAAACTGCCAGCACCACCTAACTGGACTAATGTTGTGACCACTGTCGGCGACAGTCCATGGATAATTGAACCCAATGACGGTGTGGTAACTTTGGCCAGCATGAAATATCGCAAGGATTTTGAACTGGTAGAACTGCCACTGAATCATTACGAAGTGGTTCTTAGCAATCAAACTGTAAACTTAATCTTAGATCGAATCAACCGTGCAGCCTGAGTAAATAGATCCCTTGCATGATTGGACCGAAATGAAACTGCCCTGGTTAGTGGCTATTGTCCTAACTGCCAAACAGTATTATCGAGCTAAGATTAAAAGGTCAACCTGATCTGTAGTCTAAAAACAACACTTTTTTTACCCCCAGAAATGGGGGTTTTTTATGGTTGACCAAAAATGCCATTTCGGTTATAATACATGTATGGAAATTAAAAAAGCAACCCGTAAACGCCGTCAAGACAGCAACCATGCTGTTTACACCATAACCAACTTGGTCACCGGCGATTACTACATTGGTATTACCGTGTGCTCGGGTAGCATAAAACGGGCCCTAAAAGTGCGTTTTCAGAAGCACGTTCGCCGTGCAGTAACTGAAGAAAAAGTGTGGGCTTTATGCAACAGTATCCGTGAATATGGTGCTGAGATGCATACTGTTGAATTTGTTGAAAAAGTCCGCGGTCGCAAGCCAGCCCATGCACGTGAGCGTGAGCTGATTCGCGAATATGCGCCAGCTCTAAATACACATTGATTTTGGTTGACCAAAAAAGCCATTTCGATTATAATACTTGTATAGAAACTAAAAAGGAGCAGAAAATGTCCCAACTAAAAGAATACACATTGGAAATTTACCGAGCCGACCGTCGTGTCAAAGCAGGTCGTCGTTTGTATGCCAAGCAGGATTTTGCACCCAGCACCAAGGACTACATCAATGCCGTAGCCGACGCTAAACGAGGTTTGGGTTTCATCGTCGAAGTGTTTGAAACTTTTGTCACCAAGCAAAACCTAATAGGTGGTAAAGAATTCCAAGAGCGTTATGATACGCCTTACTTCTGTTCACCCGCAAGCGAATCTTATTGGAGCATGTAATATGAAAGTTCGAGAACTTATTGAATCCTTGGGCTATATGAACCCCGAAGCCGAAGTGCATTTCAGCTATAACTATGGCGACCACTGGCGCACCGAAGTAGCCCCTGCGGTTAACCAAGTAGCTGAGGGCATTGTGGAGTTCAGCGACTATCACCGTATGGACAAACTGGTCACAGACGATGAGGATGTCTATGACGAAGAAACAGGCGACTACAAGACAGACGTCCGCCGTGTGGTGGTAATAGGTTAATCATCAATACACAAGGAGTCAGAAATGATTGCAGTAAGAGATTTTGGTATGTTCACAGATCGCGGCAATGCCGCAATTGGCGACTTGGTAAACTTTGCCAAGACTGCAGAATTGACTTGGCCCGAAACATATCAAATATTAGGAA